TTCTATTTATAGTATTTATTATCTATGTTTACTATTATTTAAAGAAAACATTTGGTGATATTTCTACTGCCTTTAAAAGTATTGGCGACAGCTTAAATCCTGTTAACATGGTAGGAAACAAAATTAAAAATATTTTTTAAAAATAAAAATGGGAAGAATTGAACTAATTATAGGATGTATGTATAGTGGTAAAACTACTGAAACTATGAGACAAATTAAGAGATACAAGTCATTAAATAAAAATATTATTATTATTACACATACAAGTGATAATAGATATTATGAATCAGGTAATATTTCAACCCATAATCATGAAAATATGATGGCTATTCCTTTAGTAAACTTAAAAGACATTTATAAAACAGAAGATAATAGTTTTACTAAAGCTGAAGTTGTTTTTGTTGAAGAAGGTCAATTTTTTCCTGATTTATACGACTTTGCTTTAGAATGTGCTAACTTGTATGATAAAAATATCATTATCAGTGGTTTAGATGGAGATTTTCAATTAAAAGGATTTGAACAAATAATTCAATTAATACCAAACTCTGAAAAGGTAACAAAACTAACTGCTCTATGTAAACAATGTGGTGATGGAACAGAAGCATGCTTTTCTAAAAGAATTGTTCATAGTGAAGAAAGAGAACTTATAGGAAGTGATGGTATTTATGAAGCAGTATGTAGAAAACATTATTATACTTGATATTCTCTTGATATTCTTTAATTAATTATTAATTAAAGATCTTTAACACTTTTCAGTTAGCAAAACAAACGCATCAAACCATTTCCAGATACTTTCCTGATCTTCTGAATCAAGCGCATAAAATAAACGTTTAAACTTTTTAGATTGAGATTCACCTACATGAGTAAACAAAATATTTTTATCAAAAAAAACCTTATTTCTATTTTTAATAAGTTCACTCTCTGGAAGAAGAGTTGACTTAAAATGTTTAACAATTTGTGTTACAGGAATCTGATCCTTGATCATAATTCGTAGCGCTATAAAGTCACCTTCCTTTGGAAACATATCTACCAATTCATCTAAAAAAGAAACCAAAGTGTTATGAAGATTTGTATATGATTTCAGGTCATTCATTTCTATAAATTCTATAATAGATTTTATTATAGAATTTGTCTATAAATTATAATTATTTTTACCAAGGTATTATAAGGAGCGTTACAAGACTTTAAAAAAAGATATATTTAAAATATTTAAAATGTTTAAAATAATAAACAAACACAGTTATACTTTGTTGAATTAAATTTTATTTCATCAACAATTACTTCAATAATAGTATCTTTATTAATAGTATTATTAAAACTATCAGAATAAGACTCATTAGAATACTTCCAATTTTTCATTGTGTTCTCTGGAACAAATATGCTAATATTATCATAAATTTTTCCAAAAATTCCTTTATGTTGAAGGATATAAGATGGTTTAAAAGTAAGCTTAAGTCCCTTTTCGGGTTTAATAACGGTAGCAAGAAAGGTGATATCAAAATTAATATAACACGAATCTTTACTAACAATGTTTTCAATTTTTATTACTTTATCAATAGATAATATCATACCATCAGCTTCATCACAAGTCTTCTCGTATTTTTTTTTTAAAAGGAAAAAAACATTCTTTAAAATATTACTATCAATAAAGTTAGGTGAGACTGCAATACTCTTTGTGGTGGTAATAAAAGTTTCCATATCAAATACGTCTATTCCTTTAATTTTAAACTATTTTTATGTTTTATTTTTCATTTTTATATCAGTAATTTCTATTTGATTTTCTATTTGATTTTCTATTTGATTTTCTTTTAATTTTTCTGTTTGATTTTCTTTTAATTTTTCTGTTAGATTTTCTGTTAGATTTTCTGTTTGATTTTCTGTTAGATTTTCTGTTAGATTTTCTGTTAGATTTTCTGTTAGATTTTCTGTTAGATTTTCTGTTTGATTTTATCTTTGATTTAAAGCCAAATAAAAAAGGTTGTGGTATACCAGCTGATACTCCTTGCTGTAGATATAAATCAGATATTTGATTTGGATATATTTTAGCAATAGAATTAATTTCAACAGGTGAATCTATCGAATGAATAATATTTTGCTCTGTATTAAATTTTATTATTGATTTTACAATATTATTAGTCATAATATTATTACTAAATTCACTTATTAAATAATTTAAAATAACTAACGGGTCAATATTATGTGAAAAAAATTTATTAGCAGAAAAACTACCTAAATTTACTCCTCCGTAAACTTCTGCTTGTTTATTTAAACATCCGATAAAAAGTGGTTTTAATACACTAAAAATTTGATATGAAATTGGATATTGAGCTTGATAAGGCTCAATACTACTTTTAATATCAACAATTAGACGAGTAATATCATATAAAGGACCTGTTTTCCATTTTTCAAAATATCTATTGCCTTGATCATTAAAAAGTTCTATTGAACTAGCACCAAATGTATTTAAAATAAAGTCTGGATCTTGAGCAAAAATAAATGGTTGAGGATTTGCTGGTATTTGAGTTGAGAAACCAAAATCCCATAAAACTATTAAAATATTACCATGAATTAGGGTAATTTTTGATTCTCCTAAATTAATATTTTGACCGTTTTCATCAATATAAGGATTTATATTATAAATATATTGTATATAAGGTGTAAATGATTCATACATATTATTCTTAGTTAAAATATTTTTGGTATGAAAATCAGAATGAGTATAACCAGCATTATACATTGATTTTAGTCCCATAATAGACTGAAATAATGCTATAAATAGAAATTTAATCATGTGTAAATCACTTGTTAATTCTAAAATTTTTTGTTCAATCATTGAATTAAGATCTCTATCTAATTTTTCAGCAAAGGATAATAGACACCTATTTTGATTTTGTCTATTAATAAAAGCTTGTACATTTTGATTAGGATTAATAGGTAAATTCTTTATTTGCTGATTAATTAGGGGTAATCCATAATAATCAGTATAATGGGCTTTAAAACAATTTCCATTTATTTGACAGATACAGTTATTGACATTATTAGGATTTCTATCATATGAAAAACATCTTGCATATAAAGGTAAATGTGGAGTATCTCCATTTAATGTAAGTAGAGATAGGATATATCCAATTTCTACTTCATTTAAATTTGATTGAACATTATCCATTGATTTCATTACAACTTTTATATTTCTTGTTCTTAATTCATTATGTGTAATATCAAATGCTGTACCGTATGATCCTCCTCCTAAATAATATAAATCTGGTATAATACTTACCCCATCTATATTTAATTTAAAGAATATATCTCCACATTGTCTGTCACTATCAGATAATATTTGTTGGAAACGATTGAATCTTTCTATTCTTTTGTCTAAATAAGTCATTTATTATATATTTTTTATAATTCTTAATATGATTATAAAATCTCAATAAAGTCTAGTCATTGCTACTTTTTTTATTTCTACTTGTTTAACAATATAGACATTTCATTCTTATATTCCGAGTTTCGGGAATGATCAGATATATCATTGATCTCTGAAAACATTTGATGGGCCATGATTGTCTTTGATTCTACAAAATAAATATCATCAGTATCTTTCTTATCATCATCTAATTTTTTAACTATCTTATCATATACATCTCTACAAACAATCTTAATAGGAACTGATACTAAACTAATAAAATTACGAGCTTCCATATCCTCTGCTATTTTATTAGTTGTATCTATATATTTGAATCTTTTTCTCGAAGGATCAGTACATCTTAAAAGATATTTATTTCCATCCTGTTCTGATGTCTTAATAATATGATCGACACATAAACGAGCCATTCCTTTCTGTCCATTCCAAAAATGTTCCTCTATAATTTCATGATTAATACTCTTAATTCTATCCTGATCTACTTGTTTCTTATATAAATCAGGATCAGCCAGAATATTCTGTAAATTATTAGTAGTATTATTAGTAGTATTTGTAGTAATTACTGGTTTTGATAATGCTTTTTCAAGTAAAGAAGTCATTCTTTGCTGATCATTCTTCATATATTCTTCTTTGACATTTATTATATTATTTAAATTTTCTATATCTCTATTTAAGATTTCTATTTCTTTTTTGTGTTCTCTATTTAAGATTTCTATTTCTTTTTTGTGTTCTCTATTTAAGATTTCTGTTTCTTTTTTATGTTCTTCTTTAATTTTCTCTACGATAGAATCAATTTCAATATATTTACATATTTTTAAATGTTTTTGTAAATCTGATTTATTTTGTGTTTCATATGAACATCTTAAAGAAGAACATTTTATTGGCAAACATAAGCTCAAATTTTTTCTTTCACATATTTTACTTTCTAAGTGATTTTTTAATGTATATTTGCTAAAAAACATTTTATTACACTTTTCACATACATTTTTGATGTCTTTATCCATTGTTTATTTATAATTGTAAAGTTTAAATACTAATTTTCTTTTTTTAAGAACAAAATTCTTTTTTTAAGACAAATAATCATATTAAATGACTAAAATTATAATGAAAAAACAAAAAATTTGATCAAGTTTTTTATATTTTATTTTCAAAAATTTTTGATCAGAAAATAAGCTTATAAATCGAAAATTAAAAACTTTTTATAATTCTATATTTCTGAATTTTTTATTTTGTCCACACACATTTTTTTTTTATAAATGTGTGTGGACAAAATAATTTAAGACAAAAAAATATAATATTATTTTACTGAAAATAAATAAAAAAAAGAAACCATATAATTTTAAAATTGAATTATTTTAATAGCTTATTATTAAAATAAAATAAGTAATGTCTAACAATCTAATTGACCTATATAACGAAGCGTATACGCCCAACGAACGAAGGGAGTCCCTTCAAGGGCTATATAACGAAGCGTATACGCCCAACGAACGAAGGGAGTCCCTTCAAGGGCTATATAACGAAGCGTATACCTAATAAAATGAATTATTTTAATGGTTAACTATTAAAATAAGGAAAATATTGTTTTCAAAATATATATCAAATCTATCAAAGCTATAATCTTCAAGTAATAATTAAATTAATTTAAAGATAATAAATAAGTTTATTATAAATGTCAAGTGACGATTTTAAAAAAGATGATCGTGAGCTTTTTACCAAGTTTATTCAAATTAAACAAAAGATTGATGAGTTACAAGAAAGACATGATAGATATAGAAAAAATATCGAGGAATATATGCTTAAAGAAAATCTTAACGCCGTTGAACACGCAGTTGATGGAAAAACATATAATATTAAAAAATCTTTAATGTCAAGAGAGAGTATATCAAAAAAAGAATTACCTGAAGATATATGGGACAGGTATTGTAAATCATCTTCTTATACAACCATTCGTGTCTTAAAAAAAGGATAAATGCGTAATGACAGTTTTTGAATATAGAAAATGATTGTTTCCATTTATATCACCAAAATCTACATCTAATTTAAATATGTTTTTAACATATTTAATCTCTTTAACTTTATAGGTATATTATATTAATTTTATGTGTTATAAATATCCTTAAATATCCAAGTTGTGTAACTCTTCAAAACGAAGAGCAGATGTCATCAATCTATTTAAAACTTTATTATTTTTTGACCGTGATCCCCACGACATCCGTTCAATTTGAGAAGAAATATTATCAGGAAGTTTATTTGTACATACTCCCATAATTCCTTCATCATAATGATAAACAACTTGATTATCAATCAAGACAACATTGCATTCAACATCTTTAAAACCTGCATAAGGATAAATATTTAAACGTGTCATATTTATATTTAAATTATTCTTTAAAGAATTTTTAAAAATCAATTTTAATAATCAATTCTTATATCCTTACCAACTGGAAATCTTGGAATTCTCATTTCACTTAGTTCTTGATAGATTACAGTTAACTTCTTTCCTATATAAGTTTTACCATTATTATAAAGTTCCCTTCTTTTTTCAATTGTACCTCTGGGTCTTACTGAAAACTCTTTTCCTTCATCTGTCTTACATACCCAAATAACAGTTCCTTTATCCCTACCATCTCCTTCTTTAAAAGAAGAAATTATATATTCTGCTTCACAAAACTCTTTATATTTTTGAAGGTCATGACTTCTATAATTACACTTATAAATCCCGTTTACATTTCTAAGCATGATTCCCTCATATCCATCTTGAATAAACTTTGAAAAATAATCTTTAAACTGTGTATTATTTTCAACTTGATACGTGTCTACTTTTACAGTATATTGAAAGTTATTTATGTAAGAATTTAGATCCTTTATTCTGTTTTCGTATGTTTTTTCATTAATAATATCATAAACATGATATTTGATCACTTTTAGTTTTTCTCTATCTTCATCAGATAGTTTCTTCTTTTTGATTAATCCAGATAACTCTTCAAATGGTATAGATTCGGTATATAGTTCTCCATCTAAAATAACATTATTTTTATAATAAAAATCTTTAAGTTCGTCGGTAATATGAGAAAGACTATCAAAAAACATCCCAGTCCTTGATTGGCATTTTATCTGGTTGTTTACTAAATACATTATACATCTTAATCCATCTAACTTTGGTTGAACAAAACAAGGAAAAGATATATCATTCTTTTTATTCTTTTTTGTATTTGGTTCATAAGTATGAGCAAGCATGGGAAAATATTTTTCTTCTTTTTCTTCCTTGTCTTCTTTATTTTCTTCTTCTTTATAACTTTCTTTCTCTTTTTTATCTTTCCATTTTTTTAGTGTTTCATTTATACATTGTTGAAGAGGAGTTGTTTCATTCTTTTTACCAATATTTTTTCCTTCTGTATATTCACGGATAGCCGTTTGTTTTTTACCATCTATTTGACCAAATTCAATTAACGATATAGCTTTATCTTCACATGTATGTTTTAATACAAAAGCTGCCCATGTTTTAACCTTTCCATTTTTCTCTGTTCCATAAAGAATGGGAAAAATTTCAGTCTTAATATAGTTTTCCATAATTAGATTTTATATATAATATTTCTATTAATTTTAAGAATAAGCTTTTAAACTGTAAAAATTTAATAATTTTTTTTATTATTATATAAAATGTCTGATATTTGCAGTGTTTACAAAAATAATAAACTACTAACTGGTGTAAGAACAAATGCTGATTTAAATGCTATCGATACCTACTGTAATCATGCCATGAATTTTAATTATGGTCCAAATCCAACAAGTGAAAGAGTTGTTTATCCAGCCAGTAACTGTCCATTTGGATATGGTTACAATAGCGATGCCTATAAATTCCAATCTGGTCCAAACTTTATTAATCTTGGACAGTCATTAAACTTTCAGAAACAACAACAAGAGCAGTCTCAGTTTAGAGGAGTTCCAGCTCAACAAAATAGATACCAATAAAAATATAATATAATATAATTTTGTGACCAATATAACGGAGTGTATACGCCTAAAGGCTATAAAATATAAAAATTAATAATATAATTTTTATTTAATAGATTTTTATCTTAGTCTTCATCAGATTGATTATCTTCATCACTATCCTCATCTTGATTACTATCCTCATCTTCAGATTCGTTATCTTCTCTAATCCAATATAACGGAGTGTATACGCCTAAAGGCTATATCCTTCATGGGCATAGACTAAAGCTCTATTTGTGTCTTCAATAATTGCAACATTAATATAGTCAATAGTATCATCTAAAATAGCGGTATCATCAGAGAATTGAATTCTAGATCTTGCTTCGTCAAATAGTATTATACGTTCAATATTAAAATTTTCTTCTCCCCTCTCATCCTCCATAATATGTTTAATATTTTCAAGGAGATCTCCAATATTAAACCCATTAAAGGTGATCGGGAGCATCATCAAAAACAAGTCTTCTATGAACATTAGAACTATTAACATATTCGTCATCAGAACCCGCTTCCTCATCGGAGTCATCGGAATCATCGGAATCATCGGAAGCATCAACATAATCACTACAATTATCATTTCCTTCTAATGTATTTTGAAGAATAGAATTAGCTTCACTTTCTAAATTTTCAATATAAACTTCCGATTCGAATGCTGCTTTAATTTTTATTCTCTTCATTTCTGAATATTTCTCTGGGTCAGTAATATCTATAAGTTCAATTTCGTTAGCTTCTATAATTGGATAGCATAAGTTTCCGTCTTTTTCTTCACATATTTCTATATTATATACATATTTATCAGAACCATTTTGACAGTGATCTAAACTTGTCCAATCAGTTCCTATAATTGCTTGTAGAGATGCTGTATTGGAAAAATAAATTGGTGGGTCTGGTTTAGTTAAAATAAATACTTGTTTTTTAGTTTTATAAAGAGCCCATAATAGTGATTTTAGATATACAAATACTTGAAAGTCTCCCATATTTAATTTAAATATTGGGTCATCAAAACCATCATTTATATTTCTTAATGATTCTCCTTCACAAGTAGTTGAATAAACAGCTGATTTTATATCTATATTTTCTATCATATCTAAATTATAGCATACTGGGATATATCCACTTGTTGTCTCAACAAAAAATACGAGTCTTTTTCTTGCTTCTTCTGGTGTAACCGGATCATAATCATAATCTTCTAATTCGTCTTCAGGTGGTCTTTCTCCTTCTACTGTATAAGCTTCTACTTTTTCTCCTCTTAAATAGGCGTTGATATTATTTAAGCCAGTTGTTAATAAGTCTTTACATCTTCCTTTTATTTCATCTTCTATTAGATTTTTTTCTGGATAGACTTTTCCGGATAAAGAAGAAGGGTTTACAAAAATATTAAGTTTTTCTATATTACGAGTTTTTCCCTTAAGTTTCATTATTTCTGTTTTATTTCTGTCCTGTATCTTTTTTAGTGTACATATTTTTGAAAGTAAATTATAGTATTGAACAAGAAATGGTTTACGAAAAAAATGAGCTCTTCTATTCATCATTTTTTTTATATGTGATTCGAACTGATCAATATCATTTATTTCAGGAAATCCGATCTTTTGATGGATAAAATCTACTACACAATCTCTGTATTCGTCAGGCTTAATATCAAATGGATTCGGAAGAAAGGTTAATGAATATAGCAAGTAATGTTTAAAAATATTACTATCTGTTTTATAATGACATATCATCCAACCTGGAATAAAACATTTATCTTTTATATTTTTGGTAATAAATTTAAATAAACCTTCATAAGTAAAGTCTAATAATAAAAAATGGCTAATAATAAATTCATTTCTTGGTATTACGTCTTGTCCTGTTATAAGTATTAAGTGGTCATATATCTTTTTTACAATCCATTCTTCCAAAGAAACAACTGTTTTTTTATCTTTCATTTCTAACTGTTTGTCACAATATGTTTTATCTAAATTATATTTAATTGTATAATTTTTTTCTTTATATTTTTGGATACGATTGATGGTAAATTTATTAAATTTCATTAGACTTTTAATATAAGAATCTTCTAAAAATCCAGATCTGTCGATTACATGTTCCGGATGAAAAGCTACAAATTTTTCACCATCAAAGTATACTTGACAAAAAGTTAAATCAAAATTATAAACAACATCTTCTAATTTTAAAGAGTCATCTACAATCATTATATCAATACTTGTTTTTAATATTTCTCTACCAATACGTCCTTCGTAAATTAGATTAAAACGTATTTTTATATTATTTGCTCTTAAAAATGATTCATCATACGCTGGAGAGATATTATGGCCATAAAATGTCTGTTTAAGATTATTATGATAGTAATGTTTATTTAAAAATTCTATAATTTGCCGAGCTCCTTCTTTATGAGCGTATATATCTATGTCATTAATCTTTTCATTATGTATAGCAGAGAGAACTGAACCTCCTGCAATAATTGAACCAGTATTTTTGAGTAATTGTTTAAAACCTTTATAACTTTCAAAATCAAATCCTGATAAATAGTTACTTAAATTATGTCTTGCTTTCTGAGTCTTAGGTGATTCTGAAACACCATATTCCCATATAGCAGCGTCTTTTTGATCATCAGACATTTATATTAAACTATTTTTTTTTTTTAAATAACACAATATGTTATGTTATTTAATTTAAGAGTAAACAAGATTATGAATAAATAGATCTTCTTGTCTTCCAATTCTCAGCGCTCTTCCTACAACTTGATCTCTAATACTTTGAGGCATTTCATGATATAAAATAATATCCGTAGCATTTTCTAAATTTATACCGGCGCCGTTAAATCTACTATTTAAAAATACAACGCTAACTTTATTTTCTTTAAACTTTTTGATTTTTAGATCCCTTGAGGTTTTTGTTCCGGAAATTTCTACAAAGTTTATCCTATTATCATCAAATACTCTTCTTATAATAAAGAAGCTTTCGTCATACATTGAGAATATAAGAAATTTTTTATTTAGAGCTAACCCTTTAGAGACAATTTCTAGAACTTTATCCTGTTTTGATAATTTAATCTCGATTTCTTTCTCTTCATTTTTTTCATCTTTTTCGTTCTCATTTAAAGAATCATCTTTTTTGATATAAATAAGGTCTTTAACATTAATACCCGCTCTACACATTGGACATGACTTGTTTGTATCAAACCATTTCATGATACATTTACCACAGAATATATTTTGACAACATGGAATAAGAATTGGGTCTTTAATATCAGAATAACATATAGTACAATCATCTTGTAAAAGAGACTTGTATTTACTCTTTAAATCATTTATTACTTTTTCTATATCTGAAACTCTTTTTTCCCAGAATGATATTTCTGAAGATAAATAGTTTGTTCCATACAAGTCGCTACCATTTTCTTTTCTATTTTTCCACATTGTAAGAGATGTTTGGGCTGTTAATAATTTATCTTTTTGTCTCTTTTCAACAATTTCAAATAGATTTGAACTTGTTGTTGTTTCTCCTCCTAATTTTAAGATAGCTGATTTAATATCACCTGCTTCTATCATTGTTTTTGTTTCCTGATCAATATAATTAGATAAAACATTTAGTATCCTTGGATTAATACAGACATGATTTATTTCTCTTACTTGTGGCATTTTAAAGGAATGTTTAACAAAATCAACTGGATTTTTAATAACAAAATGATTGAGCATATCACCGTTAAACTTACTAAAAAAATTTCTCATAAAATGAGTAGATGTTCCTGAACAACTAAGTAGGTCTCTAAATGTTGCTGAAACAAACCATGTAAATCCAGCATTTACCCCTCTCATTGAATTGATGTGAGTAGATGCGGCTTCATCAAATATGAATCTTTTCCAGACCAGATTAGATGTATGTTCAACCAATTCATTGTAACGACCAGAACTTACTATAACAACATCCCAGTCATTAGGGTCAAATTTTTCTAAATCTTTGCGTATTGAAATTTCTTTTATTTTTAGGGTACCAGGCTTTACAAAACTAAAATACTCTTTCCATTGTTCTATGAGAGTAGATGAGCACAAAATAAGATTTGCTTTAACTCTTTGTTTTGTTGTTTTCTTTAATATTTTAAAACATGAATTAACTGTATTGATATCAGCTTTTTCGTACAACTTGGTAATATCCCATTGCATTTTATCTCTTACAATAAGAGAGACGATAGAGAAACTTTTTCCATAACCTGGTATATCGCCTAATATTCCAAAATCTGTAATATAGATGGTATTCTTATTAGGTATGATTGCTTTTATTTTTCTTATCTGTTCAAGACTTTCCATGTTATAAATAGAGACAAGTTGGTGAGGAAATAATTTTATAGATAATTCTTCGGGTTGTTCAACACGTTGATATGAATCCCATATCATTTTTTTTCTTATTATTTCAGTGTTATAATCGTCTTGGTTAATATTATCTAAAACTGAATCTTTTTCATCCTTTTCATCCATTTATACTTTTTATATTTATTTTATAATTTAAATTATAAATTATAAAGTTTATAAACTTTTATATTAAATAGATTTAGATTTGTTATTAATTTAAATATGTATTTGATATGAATTGTTAAGAAATATGGAAAAAAAGTAAGTAATAATAAGAATGTATGAAATATAACAGCAAAAAATGCTCTTAATATTCCGTCTGAATCATAAAAGAGCTTGTGTCTATAGAAAAATATATGTTTTGTAATATAACGAAGCGTATACGCCCAAAGGGCTATATAAAAAAAATAGAATAAAAAAAACTATCTATAAATGATTCTCTATTTATAATATTTCCTATAATATTTTTATAAGATAAATCAGGGTTATATATCTTTCTATTATATATCTTTCTACATATAATACATTTTATGATATCATTCTGAGATCTGAGGGTGATATCATTTTCTAAATAATTTTCAAAACATTCTTTATGTGTGATTGTTTTACACGAACAATATTCGAGTTTTATGTAGGTAGAACAATCATTTAAACAAAACATACATAAGTCAATCATTTTATTTTATATTTATATTTTAAATAATATAAACATGTCAGAAAAACCACAAGCTGGTATAGCATTATTATTAAATTTTTTTCTGGGATTATTTGGAGCCGATAAATTCTATATCGGAAGACCCGATCTTGGTATATTACAAATTGTTTTAACGATTACTTTAATTGGACTTTTTATAAATGTTCCTTGGGTATTATTGTGTACTATATCTCTATGTATAGCTATATTTTTGGGAGGAATGCCTTTCATGTATCCAGGAGTTGAGTGGGCAGAGATAACAAACAGAGATAAAATAATAGCCGTTGGTTTACTTATTTTCTTATTAATAAGTTATATGTTGAGAAAACCTATACTTGTACAGAATTATCAAGATACATCACCAACAAAACCACATTCAAAATGTTCATCTAAAGAAAATTATTCAGGCTGTTCTAGTTGTTCTGGTAACAGATTAGCACCATATGAAACATATGACGATAAGAAAAATAAGAAATATCCCTATTTATAATTCAATATAACCAAAGGGCGATATAGAGAAATAAAATATTACAATACTAAACATTTATATTATAAATATCAATTTCTCTTATCATTTTTTATTTATATAATATAAATGTTTATTTGTCCAAAATACTGTTCAATAGCTATTGTATTTTTTATAGGGATGATATATATGTCATTTGCTATTGATAAATGTGCCTTGACAAGAAATTTTATGAAATCGTTATCTGAACCCCAACTCGAAAGATACAAACTTATTATATCAGAAAGACGTAATATATACTTATCTGGATATCTATTAGGTCTATCTTTATCTGCCATAGTTATAGTAGGAATGATGGATAGTCTAAATAAGATGCAGATGATTTGTCTTACTGGTTCAATTACCTTTCTTACATCATATTTTTATTATATATTGTCTCCAAAACAGGATTTAATGGTTCTATATTTAGATAATCGATCTCAACGCTATGAATGGCAAAAGATATATAAGAAAATGCAATTTAATTATCATGTGGGGTTACTATTAGGAATTATAGCATCTATATTAATAACAATGTCTGTTAATGATAAAGCACCATCCTCGTCATCCTCGTAATCGTTATCATCCTTACAATAGAATAATCATTATAATGATTATATGTGAATAAGAATATTTTTAATATGAATAAAAATATGTATAAAAATTCAAATCCTAAACTAAAAAAATCTTTAAGTTTATCAATCTCTAAAGATAAATCATTATTAGATATTCTTGATTCTGTTCAAGAGATAAAAGAAGATGATATAAAGACAAACTATATAAACTATATTAAAAATAATAAAAAATGTAACTGTTGTTCCAAATTTATATTCACAAATATTGAGGATCATCAGACGATATGTTTTCAAAAAAAAATAAAAGATATGGAAGAACAATTAAAACTAAGAGAAGAAAAGATAAAACATGATATACATATAAGAGGGTTAGAATTATTAATAGAGAGAAATAACGAAAAATGGATAAGACTTTATAAAATAATATAATATAAAATATGGAGATAGGAAAATATAAAGATGATAAAATATTAGACTTGAAAAAAATATATAACTCTCAGATTTCTAATGAAAGATTAAAGTATAATAAAAACATAAATAGTGTAAAAAAAAACTTTTTATTATCAAGATTTCAAAAGAGTTTAAAGCTAAAAGAATTACAAAAAGAATATAATTCTATTATAAGATCAATAAAGGATGATCTAAAAAGTAAAACTCAATCGATACAACAGATTCCTATAAAAAATATAAAAGATATAAAAAATAAGAAGGCGCTTTTAATCGGAATTAATTATATAAATACAAGCTATGAATTAAATGGTTGTATAAATGATGTAAACTTGATTGGAAATTATATTCAGAATAAAGGATTTTCAGAAATAACAGTTATAACAGATAAAACAGAATTAAAACCAACTCGATATAATATTATATCATCATTAGAAAACTTCCTTTCAAATGCTTCAGATAACGACTTTTTATTTTTTCACTATAGCGGACATGGTTCTACTGAATTAGATAATAATTATGATGAAAAAGATAATCAAGATGAAACAATTGTTTCTTCAGACCTATTTAATATAAAAGATGATGAACTTTCGAATATAATTAAAACTAATTTAACATCAAATGCTACTTTATTTGCCATATTTGATAGCTGCCACAGCGGTAGTATTTTAGATTTAAAATATACCTTTTCAGAAATGAGTGGAAAACTTATTATCAACGAAGAGCAAAAATATGATAATATAATTGCTATGCAATTCATCCGCTCGGCGGATATAAATCCTAATATAATAATGATAAGCGGTTGTAAAGATAATCAATATAGTTTAGAAACTTTAACAGATAAAGGAGTTGGTGGTTTAATGACATGGGCATTTAATGATGTTATAACAAAAAAACCAAATTTATCATGGAAAGAACTATACTTGAATATTAAAAAGTTACTTAAAAATATAAAAGCAGTTCAAATTCCTCAGTTATCTATGGGATCTCTTATAGAGATCAATGATAAGTCTATATTTTAAATATTTTAAATATTTCAACTTTAGTTCTTGTATAAAGAAATAAAGTATCCAAAACAATTAAAGAATATACTAAACTTTATATCACCAGTTACTATATAGGTATAAATAAATACAAAAAAGTTTCCTAAAAAACTCTGAAAGATTTCTTCTATTTTTTTTAAATTTGAGAAAGATAATAAAAACATTAAATGTAAGCTTAAACAAGAGTAAAAAATCCAAAAAGCTAAGTTATTCATATTTTATAAGTTAAATGATTTTTGCAACTTAAATCATTTTTATTTTTAGAGTCGGTAAAGATGTTCTTTTAATAATATTATATTATATGAGAAAATTTTGAATCTTCATCCTGTTCATCTTCCCATTCTTCTTTGTATTCAATCTTATTTATTTTATGTTTCTGTATATCCAAAGATAAAATATCCTTAAATTTGTTTTTGATTTCTTTATAGCTATATACAAGATCGCTCCGCTGTGGTTTTTTATTTTTAAGAGTTCTATATATAAAGTATATAGCACCTTTGAAAGATGAGTGTACAGTGATATATTGTTTTACTTTAGATCTTTTAACTAAACCAATAATAACAAGAAAAACTGTATTGATAGGCATATTTTAAATAGTTAGGATATTCTAATTGTTTAGAATATTTAGAATATTTAGAATATTTAGAATATTTAGAATATTTAAAATACTTTTCAATTTTATAAATTCTAAATTATCGAATTGAAAACAATTAGATAATTATATAATAAATGAATAAAATTTTATTTATATCCTTAACATTAATATTATTAATATTCTTAACATACTATCTATTTAAGACTAAAGAGAATTATGTTACTAATATTACTAATGCTACTAATATTACTAATGTTAATAATATACCGATAGATGTTGTTTATACATGTTATACATGGGTAGATAGTTATGATCCAGAAAGAGATTATTATAAAAATAAACTTTTATCAAAAACAGATTTTAACAGAGATAAAGAAAGATATGAACAAAGCGAAGAGCTTAAATATTCAATTAAAAGTATAGAAAAAAATTGCCCATGGGTAAGAAATATATATATAGTCGTTAAAGACGATCAAAAACCTAATTTTATAAATTTTGATACCGACCTTCTATCTCAGAGAGCATCGAGCGGTAAAAATACAAATAAAATTCCAATACAATTAATTAAACATAGCATGATAATGCCTAGTTCAAGTTTACCTACTTTTAGTTCAATTTCTATAGAATTATGTCTTCATAATATAGCTGGTTTATCTGATTATTATATCTATATGAACGATGATTTATTTATTACTAAACCGTTACTAAAAACCGATTTTATAAAAGAAGGGAAACCTTTAGTTAATATAACACCTGCAGATAAAGAATATATAAAAAAAATAAAAAATAAAGATTATATAACAAATATAAAAAATATAGATTATTACTCTTTTAATATAATGTATAATAAAACCTTATTATTAGCAAATAAGCTAACAAATCAAGATTTATATATATGCCCTTCTCATGTACCTTCTATATGTTATAAACCATGGGATAAAGAAATAGAAATGTTACTAAAAACTATCCCATTTAAGGATAGTAATTTATGGTATTATTCTGTACATGAAAAATTTAGAACTAACGATTCACTAGCCTTAAATGGATGTTTTAGACCTATCTATTATATATTCAAAGGATCTAATAAAACTGATTATTATAATTTGTCGAGTGCTGTCTATCTAAAAGATGATAATAAATGTAATAACTATACTATTTTTAATAATAAAGATATATTTTTATGTGTAAATGAAATTGAAGATAAGTGTAAATCTTTTTTTAATAATGAAATGTTAAAGAGATTTTAAAGTGGCTATAAGATATTCAACGTAACAATTTTTATAAATTTTAATAATTAAATTATTAAAATAAGAGTATGAATCTTAATTTTTCAGTCTATATTAACGTAAATGAATCAACTGACTTTATTGATGAAAGAATCCATAAAATTTACCCAAAAATGTCTCAAGAATGGATAGACTCCAATAAAGTCTTTAAATGTGAAGATTGTTCTTCTATCTTTGGGTTTTTTAATAGAAAACACCACTGTCGAGCATGTGGTCATGTTTATTGTGGGAATTGTTGCTCAAAATATATAAAAATACCGACTGATCTTATTGATATTCCTAAAGAAAAAAATGGGTGGTCAAATTATATAAAAAGTATAGTTTACAATAATAATTCAAGTCTCGTATGTAATGATTGTTACCAAAAAATATATATTCTTAACGATATTAAACATATTATTTATATATGTAATTTTCTTACTCTTCCTGAATTATATAACGCCATTCTTCTTGATAAGAAATGGTATACAGCTGCTATACATTGTCTATCCAAATTTAGAAATATTCAATATAAAAATACTCTATCAAAATCAGATTATAATATTTTATTAGCAAATATTAGATACTTCTCTGGACACAGTGTATGGACAAATATGCTATTAAAATCCTATATAACTCTTGATAAAAAAAATATAGATTATAATTTTAACGACAGGATAGATTGTTGGAATCTTATGTGCTCAAGGAAATGTAAAAATTATATCGATATTATTGATATTATTGATATCATCTATCATTATAATAAAGATAGCCTGTCATCTCTTGAGTGTAGACAAGATAGTAACAAAGATAACAATATAGAAATTGTTACCCTTATATACGATCTTATTCAACAAAATATTAAAAATAATGATTGTGATAATATCTATTATATCATAATTCCTTACTTGATAACTTCTCTAAAATTATCAAAAATAAATGGAGACAATGAAGTATTTATTTATAATATATTATCTATATTTGGAAACTATCTTACAAATATAAAAACTTTTATCTTTTTACTCTTATGTGAATATAATTATTTATTTACAAATTTTTATGATACACATAGCACATCTACTATAAATAATTCTACTATACCACGTCTTCTCAATGTTATTAATATATATCTAAATAAAAATGTAAGAGATGCTACAAAAAACTATACAAGTCTTGTTAATTGTACTATAAATTTTTTTACAAATATGTATTCTTCTTACTCATCTAAAAAATCTAATTTAAAATATGAAAATTTAAGTATTATTTATCCCTTTGATACAGACTATTTAATAACAGATATATGTGACATAAAAGAATTAAATAGTTCTTCAAAACCTTTATTACTAACGATAAAAATATCCAATATAAATACTCCTTTAGAAAAAATAGAAAAGAAAATTATCCTTAAATTTGATAAAGGTCTAAGAAAAGAAAATATTGTTTCACAGATCATTATTATACTTCAAAAAAAATTAGTAGATCAAATGAAAAGAGGACGAATAGAATCCTTTGAAGAAATACCTACTTATCGTATTATTATGTTAAGCAACGAACTTGGTATTATAGAATATCTTGATAACTGTTATACTCTAAAAAGTATAACTCAAAAAAATTACACCCTACAAAACTATATCCTCGAAAACAATAAGGATGAAAAAATTGGAAATGTTAAAGAAAGATTTGCTAAAAGTCTTGCTATTAGTTCTTGTTTTTCTTACATATTAGGTCTTGGTGATAGACATGCTGGAAATATAATGATCTCAAAAAATGGGCAAATTATACATATAGATTATGGATATATTCTTGAAAATCCTATTCATTCCTCTCTTATTACTCCTATTATACGTATATCTAACGAGATGATTGATTTTCTGGGAGGATGGAATAGTGATTATTTTATTGTTTTTAAAAATTATATAATCAAAGTATTCGATATTGTTCGACTATATTCTGATATTATAAAAAACTATTATCAAATATTAGCCCATGAAAATATTATTTCTTGGGATTCTTTTAAAGTAAAATTAGAAGAAAGATTTCTAAATGGAATAAACAATAAGGGAATTGAAATTTTATTAATTGATATTATCCAAACAAGTAGTAATGGATATGGTGGAACTTTTATAGACATATGTAATGAATATGGAAGTAAAATTAAATCTATCATCATATAAAAGAGTAGATATGGAAAATATATTCTTAAAGGATGACACAAAAAAAAGACTATTGTACCTTTTTAGTGATAAAAAATCTGACGATTGTGAATCTTTTAAAGGACATATAGAACATATATCTAAATTTATAAGTTGTATTCTTGACAGACCTCTTCTTTCTGATAGAATTCTTAATAATTATTCTTTGGCTGGTAAAGGCCAATTTGGAAATGTTCTTAAAACCGATATAACAATAGAGGAACTAAAAGAAAACTACACGGTCGTTTTAAAAGATAACATCAATTATATTGAAGATGTTAATGAGATATTTATCAATCAAGTTCGTATAAATCAGGAAATTATAAATAATAATAACCCTAATTTTCCCCTATTAATATCTTATATTTTGTGTCATCCTATGCCATCAATATCGTCAATGACATCAATGACATCTCGTATTCCAAATAAACTATGCCAAGATTCTATTATAGACATTGAAAAATATGATATAGAAGATATTGATAAACTTCTAAAAAAAAATGCAATAAAATTATATGGTATCTATGAATATATTAACGGAAAAACACTTCTAAACTATATTTCAACTCTAAAATTTTCAAGATTATCGGATACTGAAAAATGGAACTTTCTAAAAGCTATTCTTATTCAAGTATTCTCATCCTTACAATCTCTAACCAAGTCTGGAAACTATACTCATTATGATCTTCATATGGGAAATATAATGATATCGGAAGAACACCTAACTAATACATATATTCTATCAGAAGAATTAAAATTAACAGTAAATGATAGTTTTAGATCTTTTATTATCGATCAGGGATTATCGAATGTTGAATATGAAGGTGATATATTTGTCTATGAAAATAACTCTCTAAATAAACCATTCCTACATTCTTTTGATATATTCAAATTGTTATCAAAATTGTACATTGCTCTCGCAACTGACAATCACAATATTAATAGTTTTTATTGTAAGAAGCTCCGATCTATGTTAAAAATGTTATTTAATAATTATGAAAATCCAGATGATTTTGTTATGTCTTATATAGGATCTAATCCAAACGGTGATATAACATTATATTATAACTCTCTTGTGGCAAGAAAAATCCCAGAAAAAGACTTGGATATTATTTATGAAACAATTGTAAATATGTCATATAACGATTTTGTTCAAACTTTATTAATTGAAGATGAACTACTCGATATTTCAAAAGAAAAAGATATAAACTTTTCTCAACCATCTTTACTTGAACAAAAAACAGAAAGACAAAAAAGAAAACCTATACCCATAATTATCAAAGGAAGAAAATAAAAATGATTTTTTATCAAGTATTTGAATTATTATTAAACATTCAGTTAATATAATTAAAGAATAAAATGGCCGATTATACCCCATTTACTTATACGGATAAGATTATCGATCAATCAACACTCGATCAACTAAATCAGATCGTTATTAATAAGACAGAAGATTTTGATAAAGGCATTCTTGATTCTTTTATGAATAAACACAACAAAACTGTTTGCGTACCTGTCTCATTAAAAAGCGACTCGACAAAAACTGTTCAAAATGTTGCAAAGATTTTTTTTGAAAAATCTGGACTGGATGTGAATATGAATTCTAATGGCTATATTACATATATTTCTTATGACTATAATAACTCTGAGGATGTCTCTTATGATGACTTGGTTGAAAATATTTACAAAGCAAACGAAGGATTTGCTGGTGTTCATGAATGTATTATTATAACTGAAAAAGGAGATAATCTAAAGCAAGGTGATATGGAAGTGTATACCAAATATCCAAATAGCTTTCTTACTATTATTGGATACGACAAGGAGGAAACAGATGTATATGAACTACAAACAGGTACAGTTATGGTTTTTAATGGAGACACCTTTCACAAACTACAAAGTTTTTCTGGTAATGGTAGATTTAACTTTATTATTGTAACAATGTATTCTTCTCAATATGATAGTGATTGATTATGAACAATTATAGATATACATAAAATACATAAAAAATAATTATATTTGATCAAATATAATTAAATATCGCTTGCAATAACATCTTTATAATAGTTCATATCTGCTAAAGTTATATTATCAACATTAAAAGTATTATAATCAGGTAATTTAGGTAAATCAAATTCATCCCAGTTATTTAAAATAATCATTGGAACTTTATTTTCCAATAGGGTATAGAAAGTATTTCTTACAACAATAGGTATGACTTTAAGATATAACGCTTCCCAAAAACGATGGGTATCAACTCCGTTTCCAATAGGACATATACAATACTTAAATCTTGACATTCTTTCAAAATTTCCTAAGCTATCAATAGAAGGTAAGAATTCTATTTTTTTATAAAGAGAATTATAACAGTCCTTTCTTTCTTTTTTATTTGTATTTATATCAAAAGACATATACACGTTTTTATCTTTACCATTTTTTAAGTTATTAAGATATGATAATATAAAATCTTTTCCATGTTTCCATTGTGTATTTGCTATTCCAATTGGAAGAATATTTAATTTATTATAAGGATGTATCAAATTCTCAACATATAAGTTTTGGGTAAACCATCTTACCAATTTATCACAGTTTAGTATATTAATAACATTTTCATTATCTTTTATCTCTTCATCAGAGTTATGTGTCAATAAAATAAAGTTGTTTTGAAAAAAATTGATCTTTGTTCTCAAAATATCAATTCGATGGGTAAAACAAAAAACAATTCGTGGATTATTATAATTTCCATTGTTTTTTCCAATATTTATTAGATTGTATTGTTTAACTCGTTGTCTTTGTGTATTAAAAAAAGGATTGTATTTAAAGTCTTCATCAAGGCCTAAATATATATCGGCAAGATTTTGTATTTTTTCTCCAGTTATAATATCGCCCGAAGGGCTCTGGGCACAAGAGATATCTACCGATGGGTTCTGAGCTCTTCTAGCGATAGGTAAATTTAAATTTTTTTTATATTTGACATGTCCTAACACTTTATCTCTATTCATTTATTACCTATAAAAAATAATTATTTAAACTATTATTTAAATAAAAATAGAAGGAATAAAGAATAAAGAAGAATATGAGTATTAATATTAATAATATAGATATTATTATTTATAATATTAATTCAATGACAATAGATCAAAGACTGGTTCTTTTAATCTATAATTATAAAAAATGGTTGGACGATGAAGAAGTTTTTGATTATAAAGAGAAAACATTTTCACCAGTTATTGTACTGTGTATGTTTAAAAAATATTTAAATAAGAATTCTCATAAACTCTTATTATCAGAAAGTCTATTAAACTATTTTAATAATTATATTGATAAACAATCAAGATATTTTTATTTGGAAACAAAATACAAGAAAAAATGGTTGTATAAATATATTAATAAAAAAGATCCAACAAATATTTATGACTTGGAATTAAATACAATTAATCCATTAAAATACTATATAAACTATATAGATTATAAAGAAAGAAAACGTTATTTTTTTACTATAAACGACTTTAAAAAAATTGTACGTTCAAGTTTAGAAAGATGTTATAGCCACGATTTGATACCTGAACCTATCTCTATAAAAAATCCTTATACAAATAAAGAATTTACTTCAATGGAACTTGAAAATATCAATAAAAAACTCTATGATATGCCCCCGGTATGGCACATGTTTGTTGATTCTAAATTTAACATATTAACATTAAAAAAGAAGTATAATTATCATCTAATTCCTATATGTATTCCAAATTATGTAGAACAACTTAACAACCATGATATAATCGAATATCTTCAAGATCTTTTTGAGACCTATGATTTAAATTACTGTGAGGAATGTCTTTTAATAGATCATAAAGATATAGGCACAGAAAAAATAAAAAATATACTAATAGAATGGATAAGATGTAAAACTTTTCATAAAATTGTATCAAGAGAGTTTATAGTTGAACTTAAATATATTTATGGATTACTATATTGTCATCATAATAATTATGAAAATATAAATATTGAAAACAAGGAGGAAAAAGATGAAAAAGAAGAAAAGAAAGAAAAAATTGTTTTAGATCTTGATTTTACAAAGCCATTTTTTTGCACTGGATATAAAGATAAAAATGACAGAAAAATATATATAAAAAAAATAAAAGAAATGATTAAAAAACGGATACAAAAAGAGATAAAAAATAAATTAACATTAAAAGATATAAATATTTAAAAAAGAATGTCAGAAATTGAGTCTGTAATACATTGTTTATTTTTCTGTTGTTATTTTACAACAGAATGTGTAGAATCATGTATAAAAAATAATAAAGACAATAAAGACAATAAAGAGACTGATACACAAGATGATAAAGACGATAAAACAAATATACCTTATAATCTGCTATAATTTATATAAATTTATATAAATTTTTAAGATAACATCACTTGAGTAGACGCCTGATCTGCTCTTGTTATAGAAAAGACTGCATCAATCTGTAATCCAAGTTGTGGTTCATATGGTGGAAGAGTATCTATATCAAGTGTCTGAAATAGAGACCCATCTGGAAGATAAACGGAAAATCTAAGATTATCATTAGGCTTAAATTTTACAAGTTGAGACATTCCTCCACCTGATAAAGTAATATAAGTTTTTGCTGTAGGTTGTAAAAGTTGTGTTACAGGTGCAATAAATAAAGCACGATTACTATTGGGATTGTTACTATAAATAATTTGACCAGAAGCGCTATTTGGAGATGTTGAGTTAGAAAACTCAACATAAACATAAGGATAGAAAGCGATACGTGATCCTGTTCTGAGAGGAACATTTGGTAAACTAATACTTAGAAGATTTATTTTATAGCATACAGTCTGATTGATACTTACCATTGATCCATTATACATGAGAGGATTAAAGTTATCTCTATTAAACGAAACAATATTTATTATATTCATACCTATAATACTATTTGTTGATGTAGCATAATTATAAACACCATTTTCATTTGATTGAATTGTTTCGTCTAATACAAAGAAATATTTCCATGCAATACAATGATTATCAAGTGGATCAACTGGATCGTAGTAAAAATCAAAAGTTATATTACTTGTTGTTGGTACAATAGTAAATGTTATATAGGAATAAGTACTTGTTATAGAAGGAGATGTGTATATAGGATTTCCGTTATCAGATACAATAAAATAGACAGGTGTATTAAAATTTCCTATACTCTTAAGACACCAACACATATTAAATGTATCATTTAGTGGAGTAAGAGGAAGATCTAAGTCTAAACTTCCGATATAAGGTAAATTATTATCAAGAGTAATTTTATATTCTTCATTTACATTTGTTATAGAAGATATACCAGAAACTGGTGAGAAACTTGATGAATTATAACCGATAATTTGAACATTGAAATAAGTCATCTCTATACAATAAATATCATCTGGAAGAGGAGAAGGTGGGTCTGGGAAAAAATAAAAGACAAATGTTATATCTGATGTTGTAGGTGTAATTGAAAACATAAACGTTTTTAAAGAATTAAGAGGAATTTCATCTGATGTGTATATAGGATTACCATTATCTAATACCTCAAAGTATGGTAATGATGCTTCTGTTCCTGTACTTTTATCTTGTAAAACCCATTTAAAATTATAGGTTTCTCCTGGTATAAAGTAATTCGGATCTAATTCGATCGTTGATTCATAGGGAGCAATATTATCTGATATAATTTTCGCATAGTTTAGATCTTTAAAAAAAGTACAACCGCTTACTCCTGTAAAATAAAAGATATTATAACCGATACCATTATAAGAAGGAAAAGGTATATCCTGTGTTTTTGATCGATCATAACATACAGATAACTGTTTTGTTTTTCCGTTATATGCTTTAATATAATACGACCCATAAATAGGATAAAACACAAGATTCGATATTGGATCTATACTTGTATATGGAGATGGGTATATTTTGTTATATGTTTCTGGAATATTACTATAAAAATATACATATTTTCCAGTATAATAATTATCGATACTACTCGCTTCTTCTGGAAGAGTTATAATAGGACCAACTAATGGCCCAGAAAATTTATTTTGAATCGTTGGGGGAACAGTATTTTGATACGTTGTTACAGGAAGAGTCCATCTTTCAGTAGGGAGACTTTTTCTTATACTAAATGTTTGAGGGGAATCATTGATAGCATCATAAAAAAACGGGAGTGGTTCATTATAATAAGCAACTTGGTAGTCAAAATCATAATAAGATATTTTTCTATAAAAGATATTTGAATTTGACGAATTACTATAATTTACGTTAGGTGTTTCAAAAACAATATAATATCCATTATAAGCAAGTTCCCCTGACTGAATAATATTATTATTATCATCTACTGTTGGGATATAAAGATAAGTATTTTCTGTTGGAAATGTCTGGTATAGAATATAACTATCACCTGAAGTAACCGATGTAAATGGTTGATCTATCGTAGAATTTCCTGTAGTTGGATTATATGATCTAATTACTCTATCTTCACCATTTGAATTAATTATATATCCTTTGTAATAATTACTAATAAGATTATAAGGATCTGTTCCGAATGGGTTATTCATATTTGGATCAAGAAACAAAGAGAAATTTGTAGTTCCTGGCTGAAATGTTCCATTAATTGCATAAAGGTTATTTTGAGGATATAGAGTAAATTTATAATAAATTGATCCATCTGTAATTGCATCATATGATTGATTTGGTGATGTATTTTGTAATGTAGCTGAAAACGGTACTTCATAAGAAGAAGGAATAGAATATATATTTCTATTTCTATTTCCGCTATATAATTCTATATATTTACTCATTTTATATTATATTTATATATTTATATAAATAATAAATATTATATTTATATATTTATATAAATAATAAAAATGTCAATAGAAGAACATATAGAAATATATAGTAATGATAGAAATAGGTTATTATATCCAAAAGTTAGCTCATTTGAAATACCATTTGCACCAACTACACAGCTTAAAAGTCAAGCTGAAAATCCTGTGATTAATGGATGTGTTTACTATAAATTTGTTATACAACCACAACAATCTCCAGATATTTCAGTATTTCAGGCATCCTTAAGTTCATTTAGTAATAATATAGAATTTTACCTACATCCTCAAGTAACACCTTATTATCCCTTCCTCCCTAATTTTTTTTCTGGATATATTGTTCAACTCGGAGGAAGCACCGATACTCGTATTGTGACAAGTTATGATCCAAAAAATGGTAAACTAACATTAAATAAACCATGGGATAATTATAATATTAATCCATCTTCCGCTGTAGCAGATTTATATCTTGAATTACCAACCTATAATTATATAAGCATACCCCCTCAAGATATAAATGGAAATATAAGTCCTAACACAGAAGGTTATTATAATGGTTATTATGTAATTTTTGAAACATCTTACGAGGCTTATAGTAATGAATACAATTCTAATATATTTTATAGAAGAATAACATATTATGACAATATAAGTAGACGCGCTTATTTTGACAAACCTATTCCTTTTGATTATAAAGATGAAAACGGTTTTTATCCAGAAAAAATTATGCCACAATATATTACTATACGAAATTCTCTACCCACAGAAAGATGGACAATTACAACAAATACATATATTAATACAACTCCTCCTCTTAACCCATTAATTGGACCACTTCTAGGACCGGTTATAACATTACCAGAAGGAGCAAGCACTATAGATAACTACTACAAAGATAAATATGTATATTACTATAGCAATTCTCCTTATTATCAATTAAAATTAAAAGATCAATTAAGCTTTATTATAAAACCACCTACAACATATTTTTTTTATCCAATTTATGGATCTTATTATATCAAAGCATACAATGGACAAACACGTGAACTATCAATTTCATTAGACGTAAATGATACAGCATGCAATCAAACAATAAAAGTAGGACTACCTGCATATCAAGATAAAACTTCAATTTATAACGCGTCATCAATTGAATATTACTGTGAACCTGGTTATTGTAACGTAGATAGTATAACAGAAGTGTCGCCTGGTGTTTATCGAGCAGCTTTGAAAAAAATGACAGGAGGATATTTTTTTGAACTTGACTTAGGAGGTAAACCTCCATATGTCCCAGGTCCTCCGGGAATATGGACTATAGGAAAATCATATACTATTACATGGAGACTTCGTAGACCAGTAGAAATTCCTACTTTTATATTAACAAGATTATACGGCGTATTTTTTAAAAGTTCTTACAATATCCAACTACCAATACCAGATATGTACACTTTTACGCAGACATTTGTCGTCTCAGAAAAAAATATAGGATTTGAATTTTTTATAGAATATTCAGATCCAGATATCGACCCTTATATTGAATGGGATTTTTTTGAAATAAAAGAAGAAACAATCATAAATATTTCAGAATTCTCTAATAATAGCTATAATCCTCTCGACTATACAGGAACAATGGTATCTATGAATGAGACTGTATGTTATGACCTATCATTATCTTCTCTTACGTTACCTAATGTCCCTTTAAGCACGGGGTCAAAAATATCTTTTTATCCTTATGTATATATAGAACTGTCTAATACAACAACGCCAAATCACGCTTCTGGAGAATTAATATACAGTAACAATCCAAATAGCAATAAAGCTCTATTTATTGCACCAGTTGGTCTTCTTGTAAATCCTAATACTGGAACATTTCTAAGACTATCTTCTCGTATGACACAAACAATAAAATTTAAACCTAATGACAACTTAAAATTTTCTGTCTATCTTCCAGACGGATCTTTATTTGATCCTATTTCTAACGATTTATTTCCACCATACGATCCTGATAATAAATTACAAATCGAAGCCGTATTTAAACTTGTTCGAAAAGTAAACGCAGCAAGTCATAAAATGATCATTTAGATAATACAATTACTGATCATAATTATATAATATTTATATAATTATATAATATATAAATATGTCATCTGAAAGATTCTTGGAAATATATAGTGGTAATAGAAACAGACTTCTCTATCCAGTACAATCTTATTTCGAAATACCTTTTGCCCCCTCATTACAAAATGTAAATTATAACCAATTTCAAGATCAAAATGTTAACGGATCTATATACTTTTCATATTGTCTTTCAACAAAAGACACTCCAATTGTTATAGGAACATTTAAATCGGCAAATTACGATCCCTTCAATATTGATCCATACACTAGCAAAAGAAATGCTTATTTAGATCCAAACCAAAATCCCACCGGAATATTTCTTATTAATCTACCAGGATATTTATCCCTTTCTTTCTATTCTCTTATCAAAAATTATTATAAAGGATTCATACTTGTAGATGACACTTCAGGTGAGGCAAATACTATATCATCATATGAACCTTCTACCGGATTTATTACATTTGATAAACCTTTTATAACATCTTTAATATCAGGAAATAAATATAGTATTTACCACCCTCTACCAAATCCAAATTATGTATTTATTCCATTCTTAGATGTAAATTATAATGTATCTTTAGACTATGAAACGTCATATAATGGATACTATATTGTTTTTGAAACACCTAATCCAAGTTATAGTAACTCTTCAAATTCTAATATCTTTTATAGAAAAATATCTTATTATGACACTAAATACCGCATAGCATACTTTGAAGAACCCCTACCTTTTGATTATTCTCAAATTAAAACTACACAAGATTTTACTATACGAAAAAATCTACCTATGGAAAGATGGACCCTATCTACTCCTACATATAATAATAGAATACCTCAAAACCCCCTTATAGGACCTCTAATAGGTCTTGTTATAACCCTACCAGAACAGGCAAGTACTATAGATAATTATTATAAAGGAAAATATGTATATTTTTCAGGAAATCAAGCAGAATCTTATAACCCTCCTTATCCCAATCCAGACTCTTTAGATCTCCCTATTCCTAATACTTTTTATCCTATCTATGGATTATATTATATCAAAGCTTATAACGGAACAACAAAAGAGCTTTCTATATGCCAAGACATTATTCAGACATCGTGTACTTCGATTGTCCCAAATTTTACCCCTCCTACCTATAAAGTTTTAGAATATAACTCATCAAGTTTTGATGGACAAGATGGTTTTCTCACCCCTGTAAATATAGGAGGGTATGAATATGCAGCTCATCCCACACTTATCGATATTCCCTATACAGGTGTATTATTTCTAACACCTCAGCTATATGAAACAGGAAGAAAATACAAAATAACATGGAGAATAAAATATAGAGACATGGATTCGGCTTTTTTTGAAGTTATAGGTAGCTCACAAACTTACTTATCAACCTATACGACTACAATGTCAGACACGTATAAAACATTTGAATTTACTATCATCCCAATAAAACCTATTATTTATTTTAGATTCTATATGGACATTTCAAGCCCAACACCAGATAGTTCTATTATATGGGATCTTTTCCAAATGGAAACAGTAGATACTATCAATATTTGTTCATTTTCAAAAGAAATTGCCACACCCCTTAACTACACTGGATCCATCGTTTCACAAAATCAATCAGTATGTTATGAAATATCACTACTTAATCTTACACTTCCTAATGTACCTCTTCTTACAGGATCTCGTATCGCTTTCTATCCATACGTATATGTAGAATTATCCAATGTTACAGCTCCCGTAAGAGCTGGTCCAGGAACTATTTATAGTAATAATCCTAATAGTAAAAGAGCCTTATTTATAGCGGCTGTTGGTCAAGTTGCTCAACCTGATCTTGGAACATTTTTAACACTATCATGTAGCATGAAAAAAACAGTAAAATTTAAACCAAATGATAATCTTATCTTTCGAGTCTTTCTGCCCAATGGAACATTATTTCAAACACTACTTCCTGATGTTCTTGTTCCATATGAGCCAGACTCACGTCTTCAAGTTCAAGCAACCTTTTCTATTGCAAGAGTAGCTAAAGATAGTTTTGATAAATTAGACTCGTAAAGCATACTTTTTTAATATTTCTATATCTACATATTTTAATACTTCTATATCACTCGACTCTAAATATATAGGAGGAGCAACACCGGCTTTATAAGATTCTATCCATCGATGAACACATAAACACCAACGATCTCCTGGGACTAATCCAGGAAAATCACCTCTTGGAGTGATTAAATCATTTCCTTTTGAATAAGTAAACTGTAAAAAATCCTTTGTAACACTTGCACATACTATATGTCTTCCTCCATCTTGTTTGTTATATGAACAATAATTATCTCTATGCCATCCTGTTTTTGAATTAGATTGGCATTTTTTTAATTTATTTCCAACTATATTTTTACTCATCTATTATTTATATAAATGTTTAAAAATATATAAATATTAAATATGATATCTATTATTTATATAAATGTTTAAAAATATATAAATATTAAATATGATATCTATTATTTATGGAACAAGACCAGAATTTCTAAAATTAAAAACTATTATCTCCTATTTATATGAATCTCGATACTCTCTTAAAACCAGAAGAGACGATTTAGACATCAAGGATGATTTAGAATCCCATAGGGACGACATCCTATTTAATATTATAAGAATTAATCAACATAATAATATAGATGACAACAATAATATAGATTACGAATTAGATATAGACGAAAATAATAACGATAATAATGATAATCGTCTTTCAAATATCGGTTCAAGTATATTAGTAAAACTTCCAAATTTAATTAAAAATTCTACACATATTCTAATTCAAGGAGATACAGCTTCATGTTTTTACTCTGCCCTATGTGCATATCAGATGGATAAAAAAATAATACATCTTGAAGCAGGAATGAGAACATATGATTTATTGAATCCATTTCCAGAAGAAGGTTATAGACAAATGATTACAAGATTAACTAATATACATTTATGCCCATCTGTTATTGAAAAAAATAATATTTTAAAAGAATTGATCTCTGATCGCTTTTCCAATGGAAAAGAAAACATCATACAAAATATATATATTGTAGGAAATACTATATTAGATCTCGTAAAAAGCTATAATATAAAAACTTCTAGAGAAAATAAAGTTCTTATAACTCTTCATCGAAGAGAAAACTGGAATCTTTTTAAAAATTATTTAATTGAACTAATAAAATTAGCAATAAATAAACCAACACTATCCTTCTATTTTATATTACATCCTAATCCTTCATTTAAAACAATCTGGAATGATGTCCAAAATCTAAATAATATTCCAGATAATATTTTTATAAAACCTCCAATTAGTCATAAAGAATTAATAGAACTATTATCTACCTGTAATTATGTAATAACAGACTCAGGTGGAATACAGGAAGAAGCAAATTTTTTAGGAAAACATATATATGTCTTCCGAAAACAAACAGAAAGATCTGGTATAAAAAATATTACATTATGTTCTCTTGATCACGTTTCAGAAATAAAAGATACAAAACATGATCAAGAATTTAGTTATGAATACGGAACAGGTGAAAGCACCATTCAAATCATAAATATTATAAAAAATATATGATTTAAAAATTAAACTATTTTTAAATCATGAATTCAATTGAACATCTTTCTATCTTTTTAAATAAAATAAAAAATAATGAACCATTCTCTATCATCAGACCAGCTGACGGAGAATACAATATTATGACTGGTCAACATCTCACAAACTGTGATGACTGGACATTTTCTGGTGGATCTCTTCAAGAAGATCTTTTAAATGTTAAAAATTATATAGGAACGGAAAATCTATATATCGGACTTCCATGTAAAGGATGTAGTGAACACATATATAATTATTATCTTGATACCCTAAATCTAAAAGATAATATAAAACATCTTACCTATCTTACTTATGCTAACGTATTCTGCAATAAAAACTGGAAAAATTTTATATCTTATATCAAAAATATTCCTTTCTATTACATAGGACCAGGTGAAAATACAGAAGAACTACCTATTATCGGTAATTTCTTAATAGATCCTTATTTAGTAAATAAATGGGATAATTCTAAAGATATATTTATAAGAGCTATTACAACATGGATAGGAATACTCGATAAATGCAACGAAACAAATAGAAATTTAATCTTTATGTTCTCTGCTGGGCCTATAAGTAAAGTTATAATTCCTATTTTATTTAGATTATACCCACAACACACATTTATTGACGTAGGATCTTCTCTTGATTTATTTACAAAGGGAATGTCAAATCGATATTATATTAAAGAAGATGATAACTGCTCAAATATAATATGCGACTTTATTACAGGACATAATGAAGACAATGAAGATAATTCTATAAAAGAAGAAGATTTAAAAATATTTAAAGGAGGATGGTCTTATACATTCTTAGAAATGACAGAATTATTTAAACATATTCCTCTCAATCAATCTAACACCCTTCGGACTCAGAACGCATCGAGAGAAGCTCTCTTTCCCAGCGATACAGAAAAAATATACAGAGTTCTTGAATTTGGAGGAGGAGAATCATCTTTAAGTTTGTATAATTTATTGAACAGGTTTTATAAAGTAGAGTATGATATATATGAAAATAATATAGAATTTTTAGTCAATAATCCAAAGTTAAACACTATTATGTACGATATGTCTAAAATGGAAGAAATGGATATTCATAACAAGAAATATGATTTAATATTAATTGACGGCCCGAACGGATCATCAAGATCTCTATGGTACTCTAAGATTAGAAAATGTATAAAAGATGATACCATTCTCTTAATTGACGACTTTAATCATTTCAATATTTTCCAGACAGAATTAGATAGAAATTTTAAATATAATATATTGAGCAAATCCGATATACCATTTATTCCCTATGGAGAACATTCTTGGAGAATCCTTAATAATATAAAGTTAAACGAAATTGTAGAGGAAGAGGTTATCACAGTTGTTCTAACTTTTTATCGCAGACCTCATACCATAATTGAACAGTTAGAAGCAATTAAAAGCCAAACAAGAAAACCAAAAGAAATAATTATATGGAAAAACTCTTCAGAATTTGATCTACCAAAAGAAGTAAAAGATGATACTTCTATTACTATCATAGACTCTACCAAAAATTTTGGGGTATGGTCAAGATTTAGCTGTGCCCTATTAGCAAATACTCCTTATGTATGTGTTTTTAATGACGATACTATACCTGGAAAGAAATGGCTTGAAAACTGTGTTAATACAATGAAAAAGGTTAATGGTCTATTGGGAACGATTGGTTTAATATTTAAAAAAGACAAAGGATACGAGTCAGAATATCCAAGAATGGGCTGGGAAGCTATGAATAATGAAATACAACAAGTTGACATTGTTGGTCATTCTTGGTTCTTTAAAAGAGAATGGATACACCAATTATGGTCAGCCGTTCCTAATTACAACTTCTTTTTTAAATCAGGAGAAGATATAGCTTTCTCATGGGCTCTTCAAAAAATAGGTATAAATACATATGTTCCTCCTCATCCAAGAGAAGATCAAGAAATGTTTGGAAGTATACCATCCAAAGCATGGAAATATGGGTTAGAAAATGTTTCTATCACAGCATCTGGAGCAAACTTCGATTATGCTCTCAATTACTTCTCCGATAGAGGTTTTAAAAAACTTAGAGAATTTTCTAACTTCCTTTCAGAATATGATAACTTTAAATACTATCATAACGACAAGATATTCCACGAATCTATTATAAATGGAACTTGTGAACCTTATTCTGGTAGTTATAATATTGTAAAAAAATACACTTCAATGTTTCCCCATAAAAACAGAACTTTTATAGATATAGGAGCACATATCGGGACAACTGTTATACCATTTCTAAAATTATATGATAATTGTTTAGCTTATGAACCTCAACCAGAAAATAATAAATTTCTTCATAAAAATGTCAACAATAATAATCTTTCTGATAGAGTTATAATTAGCAATTCATGTATTGGAGATAAAACATCACAAGGAGAGATGGTATATCATGAAGGAAACAATTCTGGTTGTTATTATTTTAAGGAATATAATGAATATAATGAATATAAGAATAACAATATAAATTCTATAAGATTAGATGATGATCCGAATGTGTCTTCCAGAAATGATATTGATTTTATAAAAATAGATACGGAAGGATTTGAACTAAATGTCCTAAAAGGATCTGAAGAGACTATTTTACGTAATAAACCTCTTATAGAAGTAGAAATAAACGGATTATCCGAAAAACATTATGAGATAAACTGTGATCTTATATACTCTTATCTTTATAGTTTAGGAGCTGTTTTATTTGAATCCAATATTCAAAATACTGGAACAGCTTATTTTTATTTTCCAAATGACACTTTATGTATTCAACCCAAAAATATCTTTTGTTTCTGGACAGGAAATAACCAACTAACCGAAAACAGAAAAGAATGTTTAAAAACAATAGAAAACTGTACATTAGTTACTGAAGAAAACTTGGATAAATATATACTAAAATCTAATCCTCTTCACGAAGCCTATAATTATCTATCAGAAACTCACAAGGCAGACTATTTAAGAACATATTTTATGCACTTTTATGGAGGGGGATATACAGATATAAAGAGACAAACAGGATCCTGGTCTATTTCTTTTGATAGTCTTTTAGAAAATAAAGACGTATATGCTTTAGGTTATAAAGAGATAGGACCAAATGGTGTATCGAGTATATCTGATAACTATTATAAGGCATATTGGGAAGAACTAATAGGAAATGGATGTTATATATTTAGACCAAATACCCCTTTTACTAAAAAATGGTATGAGAATATGCTATCTATTCTTGATCAAACCCTTCATTTATTAAAAGAAAATCCAGCAAGGCATCCACGAGATTGTATAGAACATTTTGGTTGGACAAGTTATCCAATAAGATGGTCTCAAATACTTGGAGATGTTTTCCATCCAATATGTCATGAATATAAGGATAAATTATTACATAGTTTACCTACCCCTCTGTTCTATGACTATTTGTAACTTATTAAAATTTTAACTATATTAATAAAAGATGTCTACTTTAGAAGAAATACAAGAAGAACTTAAAAAAATTAAACTGGAAAGAGAAAAATTGAAAATGGCCGAAGAAAGATTAAATAGGAAAGAAAAAATGCTCTATTTAGGTAAAAAGATAATAAATTTAAACAAATTTAAACCTCTATTTTTAAATGCTTTAAAGCTTGACTATGAAGTAGGATTTAATATGTTTTATAACACTGATTTGATAAACTTTGAAGTAACTAAAGGTATAAACAAATTTGTTACTATTCCTTATAACGTCGCAATAGGAATACCTCCTACGGAAGAATTTATTAAAGAACTTGAAAGACAAGATATGGACGCGTTAATAAAAAGATATAATATTCAAAAGGAAAAAATAAGCATAAAAGAATATATAACAAGAATAGAAGATTTAGTAGGAGAAGATGGTATTGGTTTTAATGTAACATATATACCATGGGAAGAACCATTTGAGTTTATTGTAAATATAACTGCTGAATATTTAGACATATTTAAGCAGATTAAAGACAGAGGTTTGAATATATTTGATGAAACAGATAAAGATGTAATTCTTGAAATAGCCAATAAAACAGAACAGGGAAGAATTTTAAGAAAAATATAAATTCTATGTCGTATTATCGTGAAATAATACTTGTCAAGTGACTCACTCCTAAATTTAGATAGTTATTGAACAAAACATGACCAAGAGTAACATTTAAACCTATAGCGAATCTCGCGTGCGAGCTTTCCCTTTGGGAAAGAAGCGTATACGCCCAACGAACGAAGGGAGTCCCTTTCAGAACGACGTGCCGTCAAGGGCTATATAAAAAGATTAATTTAATTTATTATTATAATAATATAATAATAAATTATTTCATTTTATTATAAAATGATCAATATACCCATTGTTATTATCTTCATTTTTGTTATACTTTTTATACTTTTAATATCGGTGATAACATTAAATACACAAACCTTAACAAAACGTATTAAAGACCTTTCATATAAGGGTTCAAAAAATAATAAGAAAAATAAGAATATTACAATTGTAACAATGGAAACACGTTCTTTTGGAGCGTTGCACTATCACAATAAAAATCTGGAAGAGTATTGTTTAAAGCATGGATATCGATATATCTTTTTAGACCATTACGAAAATAAATTAAAATTACCAATCTATTGGAAAAAAATACAGCTAGTACAAGAGATATTATTAACATTACCCTCTGATGAATATGTTATGTGGATGGATAGTGATACAATGATATGTCACAATGAAATATCCCTTAATGTATTAATAGAAGATAATGAAAAAAGTATTTTTATTGGAAATGATTTTCCTCATATCACTAACACATATAATGCAGGTGTTTTCATCATTAAAAATAACGAAACAGGAAAAAGATTTATTGACGATTGTATCAACATGTATCTTTCAAAACAAGAATGTCGATATGAAAATGGTGAATTTACTCTTGGAAAAGAATGGGCTGGTTCTTGTTACGAACAAGGAATTATGAACAAACTTTTAAAATCCGAATACAAGAATGATGTACAACTTATTGCAAATCATTTTTTACTTAATACAAATATACCTATTACGTCAACTTTTATCTTACATTTATTTGATGGAAATCAAAGTACACCATCCGTTAGAAATACATTTCTCACTGAACAGTTTAAACGTATTTATAATAAATATGAAATTCTCCCGTCTCGTATTGACCAACTTTTTTATCGTATTCATTCGTTATATCTCTATATCAAAAAGAAATAAAATGAATTGAGTGTTTGTAATATTATCTTGCTGTTATACTTGCCAAATGACTTCTAAATTTACTCGAGTCTTCGTTTATTTCAAGTACTTCTCCAACTTTTAATATATGGATCGTTTGAGCATCGTGATTTACATTTCCATTCTCTGTCTCCCATAATTTCTTGCCTGTAATATGGGTTACATCAAAAATATTAGCACAATTTAAACTTGTTATTAATTTAGCAGCTTTCGGGTCTGTTTCAATAAATCCATGTTTATTGATAAACTCAAATTTCTGTCTGGATACATCAGTACACCCATAAATAAGTTCTCCATTCTCGTTTTTTAGTAAATGTTTTTTAAGCATATCTGCTACTCCTTTCTGACCATTAGCTAAAACGTCAGGTGTAAGATGATTTTGAAGAACATTACTTATTCTTTTTATATCACTAATATCAAAGGTTTGGTTTATATTATTTTGTGTCTTAATATGATTATCGTTATGAATCTAATTTTTATTTATAAATTTAAAACTTTTCTTAAAAAAGTCTAACACCTACACACACAAATATTTGTGTGTGTTAAAAATCAAAAACTTATAGGAATCTCTCTTTTTTTTTACAATTTTTATTGTAAAAAATATAATTTATTAAAACG